TGGCTAAAGTGCGTGGATCGGTGACTCCAGCCATGTAAAGAGCTGCTACAGCTGCCGCAGCTGCTCGGCCATAACTTAATGCCATGGCTTGTAGTTTTGGTTGCATTTTTATCTCCTTAGCGCCCTTAGTTGATCTGACTCAGCACATACAGGGTTGCTGCGCCGCTACTTGTAATTGCGTATAAAGCCTCATGATCGCCAATAAGAAGCGATAGTTTGTCGCCGTTATCCAACTTGTAACCATTAGCTGTGGTCAGGTCTGCACCGCCAATATAAAGCGTGCCACTGGCGCTATGTAGGTAAGCGCTCTGATCTCCAATAAGTGCAGGTACTACGATCGATGCCGTAGTAGTTACTGTGTAAACCTGTGATTTAGGCATTACTCAACCCCAATTTCTTAGCTAGTGCGATGGCTTTTTCCTTGCTTATAGATACCTCAAAATGCATCTCATCCTTACGGTTACGATAATCGCCGCCCCAGGCAAGGCCGTACTTCTTGGCGAGCGCCTGGATCATTGGCACCTTCTCAGTTGGAAAAGTACCAATTTTGCCCAAAGGATGCTGAGTCGCATTTAGATCGATGGCTGTACCTGAGCTGTGGCAGCTTAGTTTGTCGGTTGTGCCGCGTACCATCCGAAAGGCGTAAGCCCAATCATCTAAAGCGCCTTGATCGATCGGCTCGATCAACTCATGGAAGTCCGCTGCAAATGCAGCTAGTAATTCCCCTGCACCTTCGGCACATCTAATTTTTAAGTTAGTACCTTTGACCGGGTAAGGCTTCACATTAATCTCAGCCTGGTCTTTACTAGCAGGCCAGCCATTATAGCTAGTTAGCATTTCGCGCCTCTTTGAAATTTAGTTCACACCTTTGACAATTCCATTTAAATTGATGGTTTAAAAACAATTCTGCGTGGCCGCAATTAGGGCGTGGGGCTATAAAAGCATCATCATCGGGATTGTAGGTGTAACCAATACCTGCGTAGTTATAGCGGATATTGCCATTGTACGAAGTCCGTTTACATACTTGTCCTCTAAAATTGCCGTACCAGGTTTCAGGGTCTAAACCATCAATTAATTCAGTTTCCTCTTTGCCTACAATTACTTCAGTAACTATGTTATTTTCTAAAAAAGCATAATGTGCCATTATACGGTCACCGTTCCTGTTCCTGCCGTAAATGTATAAACTTTGTAACCTGTGTAGGAAGTCTGTGAATAAGTTAGGCCGCCGCCAATAGAAGTTAAATCAGCAAATGTATCTGGGTAACGAATAACAACAATTCCCGAACCACCATTACCACCAACTGTTGATGCTGTTTGAAAGTGGTTACCGCCGCCGCCGCCGCCTGTATTGGTTGTTCCATTTTGTCCGGGGTTATTACCGCCAGAAGTTCCACCGTTACCGCCGCCGCCTGTGCCGCCAGTTGAGTTGGTGTTCCATTGGTATGCACCGCCGCCGCCACCGCCACCGTAAGTTACAGATGAACCAGTACGGTAAGAGTTTGCAGAACCGTTACCACCATTACCTGCAACAGATGTAGTACCAGTTCCACCTACTGCGCTAGCACCGCCGCCGCCACCTGAACCATAAATGCCACCACCACCAAAACCATTACCGCCGTTATTACCTTGTGATGGAGATGTGGATGGCGTATTACCTGCTCCGCCAGTAAATGATCCACCTGCACCGCCACCTGATCCACCCGATCCACCATTTTGCGCGATACTGCCTCGACCACCACCGTTAGATGTAATTGTGCTTAAAACTGAGTTTGAACCTGCTACACCTTGATTTTGTCCTGCGGCTGCGCCTGCGCCACCAGCACCTACGGTTACGGTGAACGAGCCACTAATAGAAAAAGCGGTGTTTGTTCTAAAACCACCAGCGCCACCACCACCGCCGCCATCGGAAGCACCACCAGCGCCACCAGCAACAACCAAATAATCAACACTAGTTGGCGCAGGTGCTTTAAAAACTGATTGTGTACCTATAACTAAATTTGGGATCATTAGGCAATAGCCCCAACCACATACCAGGTGTCTGTTCCAGTTTTAATGCAGGCCGCTGACTTGTACTGGCTTAGTGTTGGACTAGCAGCAACCGCCCCGGCGCTTAATACTGTAGTTGTACCAGGTGTTACCGCCGAAATTGTCGTAACGCCCACGCCGATTGATAGCACGGTAAGTACCGTACCGATCGGAAAAGCGGTAGTGGCGTTGGTAGGCAGTTTAAAGGCTATGGCCGTGGCCTTATTCATTAAAAAAATCTCTTGGTAGTTATCGTTAGTTGTGGCTGTGTAGTCACCTGTTTGCGTTACAACATCAAACTGCACCAACGAGTTCATCGTGGATGAGGTTAAAACCTGACCAGTGACGGTTGGAAAACCTGATATTGCCATTTTTATCTCCTTTAGTAACTCAAAGTGTTAGTGCCTAAAATCCCATATTGGCTGCTGTCCAAAATGAAACTGTCGATTATGGGTTCTAATGTGGTAAATGTTACGCGCCATTTATTGGGGTTGATCGTCATAGCCACACCAAAAATTTGCAAGGTTTTTGTAAGGGTTGTTGAACCAGGTTGTGTGGTCGTAACGGTGATTGGATCGAAGTAATCAAGGCCAAGAGCAGCTGCAATACCGGCATCGTAATTTTCTGTGTATAGATCCAAAACGATCGCATCACATCGCACTGAAGTTTCGGCTCGGCTAGCCACATAAGCCCGGGCATAATCCAAAGCTACTGCATCGGTTTCCATCAGCAGATCGGTCTGGGTATAGCTGTGCAAAAAGTACTTAGCGATACTGGCTGAGTCGGTGGCTTGTTGGGTCGTGCCGCCCGATCTTGTGATGTTTGCTTGGTTGTAAACCAGCACATCGTTCAACACCCACGCGGCATCGAAGTAAAGAAGCCCAGCCGAGCCATCATCGGTGAAAACTGTAGGGGTGGCTGCCACGCTCGATGAGGTTAGCGCTCGATCTTGAAAGACAAAGGATCCACTGGCATCAACATAGAAGCTGCCGTACTCGCTTGTGCTTATTGTCTGGCAAGCAGCAAGAGCTGTACGAGCTGTGCCTGGATCTGCCTGCACAGTGGTCTGGCCTGCATCTATATCGCGCATTGATGATGGCCAAGAGATTTGATCCAAGATGTTATTAATGCGAGCGCCTGATAACTGCCCTGCGCTTGTACCTGTAACCGTAGTTATTTGGGCATTTTGTGCAAGCCTAAAGGCATCTACAGCTGAGATCACACAGTAAGACACATTGTCGTTGGACTCCTGTGGGGTGATTGTCTGATAGCCAGTAATGAAACCGCTGAAAATAGGATAAGTAACGCCGTTATGTGTGGCAGTGATCTGCAACTTACGCATCGGATCAAGCAGACCATAGTAAGGCCCCGATGGGTTCATGCTGTTAAAGTCGCCGTTTTGATCCACAATGCGCAGCGAGCATGTACCTGTCTGGAATTGGTCGGCTTCAGCATTTCGGCCTCGGCGTGTAGTAAGTCCATCTATTTGATCTGATACATCGACAATTAAAGCTTCATTATCCGCGAGCACATTTGTACCTAAAATGCCCTGGTTTAAAATCATGGCTTGGGCAAAACTTGGCCCGGTGCCGAAGTTAATAAAAGCGTTAAGAGTAGGTACTGCCATTACAGCGCCCCTGCAAATGTAGTGCTGTCACCGTAACGGTTAAGTTTTTGAAGCGCACGCTGCATGGCTTCGGTTAAATAATCCTCAGTACCAACTGGGGTATTAATGGTGATGTTATTAACCTGAGGTGGGCTATAGGTAAATGATGGGCTAGATGGGCTGTAGTCGTAGATGCCCTGTGGGTTGCCTGCCTCTGGCATATTACTTAAACCAGGTAGATCAGGCACGCTGCCTGCGCCATAGACAAATGAAGGTTGGGCTGGGGTGTAGTTGTAGATACCGCTTGGATTGCCCATGTTGCCTATGCTGTTGCCAGCCTTAGCTGCTTGTTCTGCCAGGTATCGTAAAGACTCAGCAGCAGCTAGTTCGGCCTTCATTTTGGCTGCATTGGCTATATCTAGCTCTGCCATGCGCTTAGCTGCGCTATTGGCATCCTCATCCATGATTGTAAGCAAGCTGCGGATCCGAGCCTTTTCAGCCTCATCTGTCGAGTTAGCCAAGGCTTTCTCCAGGTTGATCCGATCCACATCGAACTTCTTTTTAAGCTCATCTAACTCGGCCTGCTTCTTTTTGGCCGCTAATTCGGCAGCTGTAAGTTTTTGCTTTTCCTTTTCGGTTAGATTTTGCTTCTTAATAGTGGCAACAAGTTTGGCACGCTCTGCCTGCTCGGTAGTGAAGTACATTGAAGTAGGGGAGAAAGGCTGATTTTTTAGGCGCTGTTCTTTGCCCAAACTTGCTAAGTAGCCACTGTTCATAAATGAGCTAAAAGCATCGGTTAAGAAACCACCTGTTTTAGTGGATCTAAACTTATCGAGCAAACTGGCTACGCCCAGCAAAGCATCGGATGAGCTTTGAGCAAACTTCTCCATTTCCGCTGTAGCCTTGGTAATGCCGTCTGCTCCACCCAATAATGCGATGCTGTCTAAGATGCCTTTGCCGATGATCTCTTTAACATTGGCCGATGAAACAGCCAGGGCATCCATTTGACCTGCATAGGTTTTGGTAGCAGCTAGTGCTTGGCCTTTAAATCGATCTGTAAGCGAAGCCATGATTTTGTCCATGTTACCGCTTGCCAAAACTGCCTTATCTAAACCTGCGCCAAGGCGACTCAAGGCTGTTGTCTGGCCACCGTATGCCTTTGCCAAGGCCATCGATACTTCTTGTACTGACTTTGATGTGCCTTTTGAGACATTAAGAGCAAGTTCTAATCCTTTTTGGCTTTGAGTAAGTGAGCCAGTGGCTTGCAAAAGTGTTTGAAATGCCGGGCGAAGCTCATCGTCTAAGACTTTGTAGGTGTCTTGAAGTCGAGCTATAAAACCTTCAGTGGCAATAGTGGCAAAACCGTTGCCTGTATTTTTAAGCGCTACCTGTAATGACTTGGCTGCTTTTTCATCAGCTGCAAATGCCTTAACCGATGCCTTGCCAAATGCGTAAATCTTTTGAGCTGCGAAGGTTGCAGCAAAAGCCTTAGCTAAAGCAAGGGTAGTTTTCTGAAAAGAGGTTAAATCCTTTTGGCCTTTTTTAAGAGCTGACCCGTTCCACTTGGCTACTGCCGAGACAATTAACGATGCCATTATGCCCCCAGTGCGTATTTAGCTTGTGTGTTGGTTGTGTTAAAAGTCTTAACTGCTGACTCGATGGCTAGGTTTACTGCGCGAGAAGCCTTGCCTTGATCCTCATACCAGGCTCTGAAAATCAAGCGGCCTTGATCTTTGTAGTTTCGGCTGTTGCCATAAACCTGACCAGCACTGGCAATAAATTGGCGGCCTGCATTTGGGTTAAGCGACTTGTTAAAGCCTCGACCAGTTTCGCGGTAACTAGCTGGAGTAAATGCAGTGCGCTGAAATACTGGCTGGCCATTAGGGTTTTTGCGGCCCGCTGTCTCATAGATAGCACCGCCTGCTGATCTGTTGGCTACATAGTGAGTCATTGAGAAGCCTGCGGCATTTCGCTTATTACCGCCCTGATTGTAGGTAATGCCTTTTTGAACTTCGCCCTGGTCATATTTTGGAAATGGTCGGTAATTAATAGTTTCGTTTGATGATCCAGCCTTAGTCCAGCCGCTTAGCACTGATGAATTGGCAGGGGCAAAGCCCCGGGCTTTATCGCGGATTGGTAGCATCGCAGCTTTAATCTCTTTGTTCATGCCTTTGTACAAATCGTTATCGAACTCGCGCATGGCTTTAAGCGTGCCTTGTACGCCGCTGATGTTTACTGGCATTTACACGCTCCCTTGCTCGATCGCCTAACACTTGTAAAACTGCTTTGAACATAACCTCATCCATGGCCAGGACTTGATCGGGGCTAATTTTCAACTCAACAGCTAGTGAAGCCACCAAGTATGTAAATGAACCCCGATCTATCCTTTTGGGCTTTCATCCTCGATTAC